TTGTGAGTAAGATATCCTGACTCTGCCCTTTTTACTCCCCTTGGCGTTGTCATTATAGGTATATTAAGTAAGATTACGTTTAAAAACGTTGTGCTTAAACAGTTTATAAACGGATTGCGAAAATCCTTTAACGGTAAAGACTATCTCAGAGACATACATCAGTGTGAGAAATGCGGCCAGCCAAGCTTTGCCAAGTGGTGCATGGTATGCGAGGTCGAGCAGAGGTACAATGACTCGGACTAGGGGACCCGAACTCTCAAAGGAGTTCCATGACTACATCTTCAACCAGTGGATGTTCTTTAGCGAGAACGCATACGGCATAGCCCAGAAGATAAACAAGGACACATCGCTGATGTCACAGTTTGGCAAGACCACTCCGGCAGGAGTACACTATCATATCAAGCAGATCGAGAAGGAAATGGAGGACAACATATCCGAGGACGCAATGGACACCTATATCGGGGAGTTCATGAGGGCAAGAACCGGATTTGAGAACGACGTAACTGACATACAGATCCTGATGTCACACGAAAAGGAGAAGGGACTTGAGGACATGGACAAGGACCTGTATCTGAGGCTGGCAAGGTTCAGACACGAGATCAAGCTTGACTCGTTCAAGATGTTGCAGGATTCCGCATTGCCATTGCAGGTAAAGAAGCTGAAGCTGGAAAGGGAGAAACTCAGACCGGCCAAGGCCATACCAGGAGTAATCAATAATGAAAGGTCTGGCGAGTAAGGAGACTCACGCAATACTTGCACAGGCCGCAAGTCGTGACATACCGGAAGTTCCCGAAACGTTCTGGTGCAGGAATTCCCTCTCGGAGAAGAACGACTGCTGCTTCTGGCATTACATATTCTATCCGAACGGTGGACCTGAAAGGGACGGAATATATCATCCCCTGTACGCATACGAGATCGAGATACTTGACAGGATGCAGATGGACAGACTTGACTCCCTGAGAGATCATTCCGTTGGCAAGTGCTTCTGCGTCTACAAGGCGACAGGACTGGGACTTACCGAGTTTGTACTTTTGTGGATTCTTTGGAAGTGTCTGACTGACGTATGGTTTTCCGGAAAGGAGGCAATGGTAATTACCGGACCGAACGTTGACCTGGCACAGGATCTCATACTCAGGGCAAAAGGTTTTTTAATGAAGAGAGGACTAGGTTATGTAGATCATGGTGCGTACGAGCTTGACGTCAACGGAGGAAGGATCAAGTGTTATCCGTCGAATAACATCCATTCAGCTAGAGGTAAGCCAAAAGTTAGTCTCTTTTTTGGAGACGAGGCCGCTTTCTTCAAGCTTCGAGATGATAGCATTGTTAGAACCGTCGGAGAGAGATATATTGGAAAGTCAGATTCTTGGGTTATTTGGGTATCTACAGCAGGAGAGCAACCGAGCGGTTTTTTTTACGACATTATGCAAGAGCCTTCCAAGGGAGTCGAGAAGACAATATATGAAAGATTCCATTTCTATGTTGAAGCAGGTCTTAAAAAAGATCCGAAAACAAAAAGCTCAATCTTCTCGCCAAGGTTCCTAGAGGAGGCTGGAAAGGCAAGATCCTATGAAAGAGAGTATCTCGGAGTCTGGGGAAAGAACGTCGGAGACATATTCTCTCCAGAAGGCATTGAACTATGTTGTGCTGAACAGTATACCTGGACAGCCAATGACGACAGCAATGACAGAGTTATTGGAATTGATCCAGGATTCGGTTCTTCGGAATTTGGGATATGCATTATGCAAAAGCGAAAAGGAAAGAAATCTGTTATTCACGCAGAGGCTTTTGAAAGAGCTAGCTACATTGACATCATCAACAAGGTCAAGAACCTCTCCATGAAGTTCAAGACCAAACGCTGCTTTGTGGACGGCTCGTGGCCGGAGGGCATAAGGGACCTTCGAGACAAGGAACACATGAACGTACAGTCGATCAACTTCAATCAGTACGGGGAGAAGATGCTGAACTATGCCGCAAACTCCATAGACTTCCAGCAGGTCGAGATACACCCGATCTTCAAGAAGCTGAAGATGCAGCTAATGACAATCAAGTTTAACAGCAAGGGCGGTACCAACAAGACGACACAGAACCCCTTCGATCTTGGTGATGCGTTTTTGCTTGCGTTGTACTACTACAAGATGGGATCAGGAACTCTTGCCGGAGTCGGCTAGACCTTGTAGCTTGGAATTTTTCGAGTCTGCTTTTTCTCCTTGACTATCTCAAATGATACTATAAACGACTTGAACTGGCCTATCGTCATGATCGGTGTGATTCCCCTCATCAACGCAATGTACAGAATGACATTGGGATCCTTGTTCTGACGTAGCTGTTCCAGACATATTCTGTCAGTCAGGTAAGCACCCCATCTGACCACCTCGTAGCAATGATTCTCTGCAAGTTCCTCAATGGTTTCGTTACGGATTGGAACTTTGGGTTCAAACGGAGCAGGAGTATGTACTGCTAACATACTTTCTATTAATACCGATAACTATATAAACTATTATGGTATTGTTTCTGAAGATGGACCAGATGAACTGGGCAAAGGGAGACTTTACCGACTCCGCATCATTTGACCTGTCAGGTTCTGTATTTGATGATTCGTCATTTGTAACCGCAAGGGACATATCGGGATTTACTGGAACTTTTAGAATCATAGATCAGGAAGGCGGAACAATATTCTCATCTGACGACATTCTTACGCTAAATTCAGACGGAACTTTCCTTGTAAAGTTTCTTGAGTCTCAGACTCCGACTATTTCTGGAATTTTCAAGATCAGGCTGAGATTGGAGGTTTCCGGCAGCAGATTGACGGCTGTTGGGGTAAACGGCTCTGACGACATATACTTAGATTTTGATTAATTCGTTTTTTACTTCTATTTATCAAAAGTAGACTAAAAGTTCTATATGAAGCCCGTAATTAGATCAAATGGCAATGTTATTTACCCAAAAGAGGCAGTTTTACCTAAAAAATCAAAGAAAAAAGAGGCTTATTCAGGCACGATAAAGGTTTTAGAGACATTTAGCAACAAAAGTGAGGTCAATCAAAGCGACTGGCAAGACGAACTGTCTCCAGACAGACCGTTTATAGAGACTTTGGATGCAATTAACAAAGACGGCAGATTGAACCTGGCAATCGAGACATACAACCAGATGATCATAGGAAAAGGACTGAAAGTCACATCCAAGAACGCCAAGATACAGGACATGGTCAACGAGTGGCTTGAGGACTCAGGATTTGACGAATTTCTGGAAGACGGAATACATTCCTATCTTGGAACAGGAAACTGGATAATTGAAAAGTCTCCAACCAATGACGAGTTCGTCGAGATACCGATAACCACCATAGAATCAATTACAAGAAACGCAAAAGGTCATATCAAGCGATACGTCCAGCACGTCAACGACAAGGACATATTTTTCAAGCCGACAGAGGTAATACATTTCAAACTAACCAACGTAGCAAGGGAGCCGTTCGCCAGAGGACTGTTCCATTCGATATTATCAGACTATGAAGATCCTAGAACCGGAGATGTCTATGATTCACCGCTGATTCAGATGAAACAGATAGAGGATGCCATGCCAAAGATATTTCAAGGCCATGCCGATCCTACCGTAATGTTTCACTTTGAGGATGCAGGAGAGCAGTTCATCAAGAGTCAGGCGGATGCATTGAAGAAGATGAAAAAGGGATCAAAGATAGTTACGGACAAGGCATTTGACGTCAAGGTCATAGAGACGGCAGGCAATTCCAAATTCGAGGGCTATATCGAGCATATGCAAAGAGATCTGTTGGAGCCTGGTTCCAAGTTCCCGTTACAGTTCTTCAACGCAGGATTTACCGCAAGGGCGGCATCAGAGAGTACAGATTCCGTCTTGATCAGAAAGGTAAAGAGAATACAGGTCAGACTTGCAAACCAGATCAAACGAAACTGCATTATGCCGTATCTCAGGACCAGAGGCAAGAGGGTAAAGGCGGCAGACATTCAGGTGTTCTTCGAGTCCCCTCAAAAACAGGAGGCATCAATATCTGACGTTATCACCTCATTCAGAGACAACATCCTGAGAAGAAGCGAGGCAAGACAATGGCTTATCGCAAACACAAACGTAAAGATTGACCAGACCGACATGGAGGACGAGGCACCGATCACAAGCGTAACGCCTACCGACAACATACAAGTTCCAGGGGAAGAGCCAAAGAAGGAAGAGCCTGAGAAAGAAACTTCCGATAACAAGAAAGAGGAAATGGTATTTGAAAGAGTAATGACAGATCTTAAAAACATGGTAAACGTCAGAGAGGAACTACAGGCACATGAGAAAAGAAAGAACACGTCAGAGATACTCAAATTCATAAAGGAGCTAAAGTCAGATGATTAAGATTTACACAGATGCTCAGACTACCAATACCATAGAGGCTCTTGATCTGGGAAGGGTATTGCTGGGAGAGACTAAGAAGTATACGGTATTCATAAAGAACACTGATACGCAATGGCCGGTACATAATATTAATATTGAAAATACTAACCCAGAACTCAGATTTGAAGCTCCTCAAACATTGGAAGCAAACGAGGTCAAAGAGGTAGCCGTCTATTGGACACCAAAACTGGACAGCAGAAAGCCACTAAGAACTGAGTTCAAATTTTCAGGCGACATATTCATAGGATAATGGCAATACTAACCGAGGCTGGGTTAGACTTAGAAACCGAAAGCGGAATATCATTAAACAGGGAATCATACGTCGCACCTCCAAAGAGACTGGGCAGAAAGAAGATATTATATTTCCCAGAAGTAAAACACTTTGAACAGATAGTAAAGATGAGAGGAGCAACAAGACTACCACAATCAGATCAGGTAATAACCATCACAGCAAAGACGGCACAGCAGACATCAGGTTCGTTACAATACAAAGGTACTGTCAGGCTAATCAAAGAGAGTGTTCAAGTGTCAGGAACAAACAAGAAAAGGACCAACGACATTAAAGGCAAGATGATAGGATCTAAGGTTAGACCAATACAAGAGTCATTACTGATAGAGGGCAAGAAGAACTATGACGAACTTATCAAGGCCATTGAGATGCTAGAGATATAATACTTCTCTATATCGCTTTAAACTGAAATTACACATGGCAGAACGCATAGCAGGCATTGCCTTAATGCCCAGAGAGTCACGTAACGGAGTGTATTATGACATTGAGGAACTGAAGAAATTTGACGGAGTTTCCGTACCGCTAAGAGTCGAGCATGACAAGGACACCCACATTGGAGAGGTCACATTTACATTTGACGAGATAAAAAGTCAGGTAAGATACGAGGCAAGCATCTTTGATTCCGAATGGCAGCAGATACTAAGCAACGAGCAGTATCAGGTTTCAATAGGAGCATCAGTATTGGAGCAACGAGAACTGTGTGACGAGCTAAGAGCCAAGTGTCTTAACGCACCTGTGCTAAATGAAATATTAGAGTTATCCGTAGTTAGAGTTCCAGGAATTCCCGAATCCACGCTACACGTTATCGAATCATCCAACGTACAGTACATCAAGATACTTTCAGAGGACAAACCACAGTTAATTACTTCCAATATACAAACTACTGAAAAAGAAGATCACATGACAAACGAAACTTTAGACAATAAAGTAGAGGAAAAAGTCAAAGTCACTATCGAGACAGATGGTGAAATAGAAGTAGGTAAAGCAGAAGCAAAATCTGAAGTAGCTCCGGCAGTTGAAGCACCAGCTCCAGCAGCAGAAGCAAAAACAGAGGATGCAACTGCAAAGGTCGCAGAACGTATTGAGAAATCAAACGAAGACACTCTTAAAGCAGTTATTGAAACTGTAAAAGATGCCTGGCAACCAAAATCAGAAGTTGCAGAATCAACTAACCAAGGTTACGTTGAAGAGCAATTTGATGATGAGTCCGCTAAAAAATTCTTAGACAAAGTATTTGAAAACGGATATGGTCGTCTTGTTATCGACAAAGAGGGTTGGATCGAGAATCACACCCAAGAAGGCAGAATTACTGCCAACGGAAGTGTTGAGGAAGCAGTTGGCGTATCTGGAACCATTCCAGGTGTCAAACAACGAGCTAACATCTCAGTTCAAATCGGCAACAAAACCGCAACCAGCATTAGACAGTATGGTCAATTCGAGGCCTTACCAACTGGACAAACTACTGCAAGATTCTACAGAATCACAGTACCAGATGCAGGTGCAATTACCGAAAGTGTTTCATCAGACATTTCAGCAAGTACACACACTCTAACATCTATTGATGTTACGTGTGCCATCAGAGGTTGGAGACAAACCATACTCAAAGCACAACTTGAAGACTATCCTGCAAGTTTCCTTAATGCAATTAGAGAAACAGCAAGACTAGAGGCAATCAGAGATGAACACAAACTCATCTTAGAGGACCTGGCTTCAACTGCTAGAGACTATGGTGGTGTAACAACAGCTCCATATCACATTGGTGGTTCTGACGGTGTAGCAACAACTTCAACATCCGAAGAGGATGCAGACGGAGAATTCGACGAAGACGGTCTTACATTCGCAAAAAGATACCTTCAAGAACTCGGTCAAGACGTAGGACCTGGAAAGTTAGTAGCTTTCATTACCCCACGTGCTTTTGAATCACTTGCAACATCTTCAAGCATTTCTGAATATGCCCAGATTGGAAACCCTAGCGTTACCAAACTCGGACAGTTAGAAAGATTGTACGGTATTGACTTAGTTGTAACCAACGAAGTGAAAGGAGACGTAAGTAATGCAGATCGTAACATTGTTGCCGTAAAAGGTGCAGCATGGGGATTAGCCTCACAAAGAACAATGGAACTGGAATTACAAAAACAAGTCGCAGGACAATACTGGGATTTGGTCTGGACTCACAGAATCGGTGTCAACGTGATTGATCCTAACACATACATCATTGTATCTAGCGTAAACTCCTAGACAGCAATTTTTTTTATTTTTTTACTTCTTAGTATTCAATCCTCATACATTTTTGTATGGATGTAGAAGCTCGCATATTCGAGAAGCTTGACAAGATAGAATCCAGAATAACCGACCTTTGCATCAGACTGTCTGCAATGGAAACAGAATACAACTCACACGTTGAATCCCTGCAAAGAAGACAGGATAGAAAATTAAAAAGGAGAGACTATACTTTGGCATCAATGGCAGTAGGGTTGACATCAATAGAGATACTAAGAACGTTAGGCGTAATATAGAAATAATAGTTATATAGTATCAGACAAAGGAGTTGTCATGGCAGGAAATCTTAGATACTATGCCCTTGGTGCTTACACAGGCTTAATCGCATTGTGGACGACAATGGGAACAATAGAATTGAACGAAACAACCTCAATCGCTTTGTTAGCTCCGATTGCAATCTTAATCGGTGCAGACTACATAAAGCACAAAACAGACTCAGGATAGGACTCTTATACCTATTACTGCTTCTTTTTTTTATGATCAAGTACCATACTAAACACATCAACGAGCAGTTTGTAAGACAGACGATATACCATACCTTAGCCAATCTTTCCGTAACGGACTTGCTGGGCTGGATAACCAAGTGGGACATTCACGTATGGGATTTGAAAGAGACAAATCCTCAATTCTTTGAACACGTAAAGACCACTTCAGGCCAGAAGATCAATACAAACATGCCAAGCGGAGTCACAGGAAAATACAGAATGGATCTGTGGCTTCATGACTCCAACAATGATTTCAAGGCAAGGGAAAACAGCGACAGGATCATGCACGAAACCTGTCATGCCATACTAATAGGCACTCCATATTTCGTATCTGGGGTACATGACAACGTCAGTAACAGATTCCAAAGGGACTTTTGGTACTGGAACAGGTTCAGATGGTCAAAATTCACCCTGTCCATAATAGACATCAGAGAATTTTTATAAAAATAAAAGGGGTTATAGTCCCATGTTCTTTATGATATAGTCAAATTCATCCTCAAACTCCCTGTCTTCTTCTTCCTTGTGTACGGTAACGTTACCGTAATCTGAGGTACTAATTTGTATCAAATTCTCTAAATACTTGTTGGACTGTCTAAACCAATCCAAATTCATATGAAGTTCAAAAATTTGTGACATAAATACTTCTAATCATTGAAGTCTATATAACAATCATTATGACAAAGTATGGCAGTACGGACGAGATAGAGAAACTCGCATGGGGAGGAACCAAGTCAGGATCCACGCCTGCCACAGTAACATCCATACAGAATTCCGTAACGGACATGATCAATCTTATACTAAACAGAAACTCTGATTTCTCCACTGTTCCTACTGTAATTGACAGCATTGCCAACCTTACAGGATCGGAGATGCTAAGGAATCTCGGCAAGAGAACCGAACTAACTACAATACAGATCTATGATCAGTTGGTAGTTCTGCTCAAAAGTTACATGGACCAGGCACCTAGTGAGAACAGTCGCTGGGGCAACGTGTGGTATACTTGACAGTTACATTTACCAATCTTTCAGGAGCAAGAGAGAACCTTGACAAGACCATTGCAGACTTGCTATCTGACAACTGGACAGCATCCAACATTGACGGTTCGGTAACTCCGTACTTTTCATCGGATACGGACGAACCTGACCAACTTGCAAGATCTGACGGTTCTTGGATGAGTGAGATTAGGGTTAACTATTCATCCAGAATGAAATATGACAACGAGGATTTTGAACTAAACGGAGACGACAAACACGCTTGGGTATGTACCTGTTTCATAGAGATTCAGGGAGAGTCATTGCAGGGGTTGTTGGATATGGAAGACGAGGTACACAGAATACTGTGGGAGAACAGACCTAACGGAGCAAACAGGTTAAACAAGAGTGACGGAGCGGCATCAGAGGTAGCCTTCTTTGAGGAAGCAGAACCAGAGTTTGAACGTCTGGAACCTGATGGAGATGATGATCAGACACCTACATCACAGGCGGAACTAAAGATGGTTTACTTTAAGATTAAAACTTAATACTTCTTTATATCAATTTTTTACAAGACTAATCTATGGCAGTTTCAGCACACAACGTAACAACTCAAAGAGATATAGTTAAAGAACTTCAATTCGTAACAGAGGGTAACTCTGTAACTTCTCCGGCATTATACGGAGTAACACCAACAGGTTCAACATTTGCTCTAGTAGGAAACAACAGTGAAATTAACATTCAACCAGACGTTCAGCATATGGATGTCGCAGTATTGGGATCAGAGGATGTAATTGATGCAGTAAAGACACAGTCATTATACGCATTTACAATTAGAAGCAATCCAATAAACTTGGACCTGTGGAAATACCTGTGGAACAGTTCTGGAACTGGAGCAAGTAGCCCAGACAGTTCATTATCATTTACATACTCTTACAATCTAGGCGGAACAGAACACTTCCAACACATGAGAGGTTGCAGACCGACATCAGGAACTCTGTCCGTATCAAGAGGAGTATGGGAACAATCCATGACTTTTATCGCAAAAGATATTACAATACCAAATACATCAACAGGAGACGGAGGAACTCCGACTTATCAGACAGCAGAAACATCATCATCCCCAATCGTACATAGTGACGGTGGAGGAAGTCCTTTCACTTGGAACAGTGTAGGATATGGAGAGAGATCATTCTCAACTACAGTATCAAGAGGCATGGCAGTTATGGCAGTAAACGGAGAGAACGACATTACCTATACCAAAGCAAACGACAGATCAATCAACTTTACTACGGATGTATTTGCAGGAACAGCAAGCAACCTAACTTCAATGTACACAGATTATGAGGGTAAAACTGCAAGAGCAGCAAGTTACAAGTTTACAACTTCTCCAAGCAAGACACTGACATTTGCAAACGCTATCATTACAGACTATTCATATACTCACGCTGCTGGATCAGCAGATGCCTTGATAGAGTCTATCAGTTGCAGAGCAGAATCCTGTACAAACCTATAGATTTAAATAGTTAAAATTTATATGAATTATATTGGTATTTTTAGATATAGATAAAAAGGCTTGGATTGTTAAAGATATAGAGATTCCTGTAATAGAAGATATTCCTATGAAACAGATGAAATGGTTTAGAGATAAAGTAAAATGGACAGCAGAGAGAGAGGAAAAAGGAGATATTACACAATCAGAAGCATTATCAGTTGATGATGAATGGTGGGAAAAAACCTGTCAAGTCGGATTAGGCAAGTCAATGGAAGATATACTAGATACAGGAATATCAGAGCCAGACTTTAGAGAGTTAATGTCGGAGGTATACAATTTTTTAGCAAGTCTTGGAACGATAGAAAAAGCCAAGCTGTTCGCTTTGTACGATCCAAAGATCCTAAAGAAAGATCCAAAGCTTACTTAGACTACCCAGAACTAAAAGAGTTAGTACCGTTAATATCGCTAGTCCGTAACGGATTTGGAACTTGGAAAGAAGTATTTGAACTCAAAGAACAATTAGGCATGGAGAAATTACTAGAAATTCAATATATACTTTCTATTATTCAACAAGAAGAAGAATTAGATAATGGCAGAAATTGAGGGAATGAGTAGACTATTACGCAATTTTAATAAAGTTAATATGAGAATACCAAATATAACATCAAGGTTTTTAGATGTTATCGGAGAGGAGGCACTTGAGATGTTAAAAATCAATACCCCTATAGATACAGGTCAACTTAGAGACTCTTGGATTTTACAAAAATCAGGAAGTGAAATAGTAGTTGCCAACGATCAACAGGACCTATTATCATTACATTTGTTTGGATCTATACATCATCCAATGCCAAGAAATTTTGTTATGCAAGTTAATGATGTCATAGATAGAGAGGTTCTAAATACATTACAAAGGGCATTAGCAGAAAATCATAGATGGTTTGCAAAACTACCAGGAGGAAAAGGTAGGAAATTCCAACAGGTAGGAAGAACCTCAGCAGGATTCAAAGGTGGTACGTCATTTGCAGGCAGATCAACTCTAGTCAGAGCAGGTACAGGCAGGAGACAATTAAAACGTAGATTGTCACTCAGACGTAGGAGAGGTAAATCAATCAATCCATCAAGAAAAGATGTCAAGTTGGGTTAATACTTCTCTATATCATTTTTAAGGAAGTTAAAACATGGTTGGTAGAGACACTGTAACATTTAGATTCCGTCTTGATGCCAAAGAAATGCAACGTTTGATCAAGGCATTAGAAGCAGATGCTAGACGAATGGGTGCAACTATGGATAGAGTTAAAGGTCAATCTGACAGGTTAGGAGATGGACTCGGAGGAGCAGGAAGAAACTCAGCAGCCGCGGCAGTAAACTTTCAGACAGCAACTCAAGGTTTAATGAACTTAGGAACAGCGGCAGCACAAACATTCACATCCGTATCAAACTTAGACAGGGCAGCAAACAGACTGGCACAGGCTAATCTCGGTGTGGCGAGATCAACTGACTTGATGAATAATAAAGAATTGAGATTAGATGAATTACGAGCAAGAGGTTTAGGAAATTCAAAAAAAGCAGCACTATTAACAAATGAAATAGCAACTGCTAGAGCAGATTTGGCAATAAAGACAGATAAGGCAAGAATTGAGGAAGGAGCATTATTAGATATTCAAATATTGTTTGCTACAAACATAGCAAACGTCATGGTATCATCCATTCAGACTATTAAATCAATGAGAGATATGCAAGCAGTATCCGCAATCAGAGCAGGCATAGCAGAGTCAGGATTAATTATGAAAATGAAAGGTTTGATTTTAGCTCAGAGAGCAGTATCACTTAATGCTGTAGGAACTACAGCAGCGTTCAAAGGAATGACAATAGGAATTAAAGGAATGACTTTTTCAGTAAGAGGATTAATGTTAGCATTAGGACCTATAGCAATATTGATAGGTGGTGTAACTTTAGCTATGACAGCATATGAAGAGAATTGGGGAGGATTTAAAGATGCAATGCAATCAGCATTACCATTCCTTAAAGAAACAAATAGTGATTTAGATGATGCCGCAGCAATATTAGAGCAGGATAGAATCGCTATGGAGGGTTATGCAGGAGCAGTAGATGGACTTACAGGATCACTTAAAGATATATCAATACCTCATAGAAATTATTTGGAAATGATGGCAGAGGCAGCAACTAACTTAGGCAATAATACAGAATTAGCTAAACAATATACAGATCAGTTAGGAAAAGTTCGGCAGGCACAAGCGGCTTCGGGTTTTAGTCCGCCCTCTTTCGCAGGAGGGCAAGTCGGAACAGGAGTTGCAGGAACATCATCAAGTGCAACAGCATCAGGTGTATCAAATGCAGTATCACATCAACCAACGGCACCACAAATTCCTGTTGAACACCACGTAGATCAGATAAAAATAGTACAAGATAATTATAATGAAATTTTAGAATCAAGAGGATCATATAATGATTGGTATGCAAATCATGCTTCAAAAGGAATAACTTGGAGTCAATATCAAAGTCAACATAAAACAAATCAAAATATTCAAGATATAACAAACCTTAAATTTACTCCCTCTCCTAGTGCAAGTATTCATACTTGGACAGGTCCATCTTTCAATGTTGCTCCACATCCATTCGGAACACCTCAACAAAGAAACGCTTTCAACTTTTTACCTAAAAAAGAAAGAGAAACTATGGCACTAGAGTTATTCAATGAATATCAAGCATCAGATGATCCTGCTGTATTTATGATGTCATATCAAGCAAGTGATCTTATAGATTCTATTAAAAATGAAAAATCTAATGATATTAAAGGTCCTGCCGACTCATGGAAGGATGCCATGAAGAAAACTACAGGATTCGGAGATGTTGATAATGTATTGTTATCTGATAATGATTTTGTCAAAAACTTTAAAAATTTTACACAGCAAGAAGGACTAAATCAATATAGAATTGATTTAGACACACCTGACGTATTAACAGGCAGAACTCAAAGAGCATCTTTTACAGCGAATGTAAATAGATTAAGAAAAATCTCAGCGGCAGCCACTCTTAAAAATAAGTTAGAACAAGTAAAAAATGGATTATTATCTCCTTTTGGTATGTCAGGGGATAGAGAAGTATCATATGGAGGATCAGGAGGTCACGAAATTTTGAGATTAATATTAGGTACACAGCATACAGAAAACAGATCTGACTCACTTTTAAATGGAATGGTTAACGGTATGCTATCTAATATTGGTTTATTTTCAACTGGAAGTGTGGAAAGTGAAAGACTCAATATTATGGGTAATCAAATCACATCAAGAGGTAGAGTTGGGGAATCAAGTGTCATAGATACGTTAAGACATTTACAGGTAGAGTCTCTCCTTAAAAATAATCCTAACGCATTTACAAAAACTAACACTAATTTGGCAAGACATACTCAAAGTGAATTTGATAATCAAGAAGGAAACGTATCTGATATGTCAAGGTTTCTTGGTCAAGTAACAACACCATTATGGAAGTTAAAAAGAAACGCAACTACATTATCAAATTTCCGTAACAGAGTAGCAAGAGGAAATTCATTTGTAAACGGAAGAGGAGGACTTATGCTCAATGCAATTAATATAATAAAGGGCGGAAGAATGATTACAAGTTCAGCATTTAGAAGTATGAATACACACATTGCAGAAGCAGAAATAATTCAGAAAGCGGTTCAAATGGGAATAAAATCTGCTCCTGGAGGCTGGATGGACATGGTTGCTCAAGTTCCAGAAGTTAATATTGAATCAGAAGATAACATGTCACAGGCATTGTCGGCAATGGGATCATTGGCATCAATAGCAAGCCAGTACATATCAAGAGTTGAAGGAGCAAAAAGTGCAGTAGGATTCACATCATCTACTTTACAAACAGCAAATATGTATGGATTCTCAGGTGTTTCACTGTATCACAATATAATATTGCTGTCAAATACAAAACGTACAAACTTTAGCAATACTGAAATTGCGGAAGAGTCAAAGAACAAGCTAAACCTTACAAACTCACAGACGTTTGCCATCAGATTTAACGCAACCAGAGGAGATACGGAACTTCAGGATAGATTCCGTTACGTAGACCAACTGGAGGCAATGTCGTCGGGAACGTCACCGCTATGACCATTACGACAGGGTATGATCCAAGAGAACTTTCTCCAAAGGTTATCATCACAGACTATGACGGCTCCACTCAATACACGTACGAGTCTGAAACCATAGCATCAAGCCCGACTCAGAACTTCAAACTGACTGATCTTAGAATTAAAATGGATGGAAATGGAAACTATGGATCGGCAACCCTTGTAATAGCAGACAACGGATCAGCACTTGTAGATGCAACGCTAAGACGAGGATCTCTGATCAAGAGACAATGGGACATTCAGATATACCTGGGCAAGACGGCAGGAACCTTGCAAAGGTGGTTCTATGGAAAGATCGTGTCTGCAAACGTGATTCGACCTGGAACCGGACAGCAGGGAATAGCATTGGACTGTGTCGGATGGGGTGTTATACTGAAGGAGAGAATCACAAGGATAGTAAGAAACCAAGACAAGGACGCTGACGGAATAGGCCTGCTTGACTCAGATACAAAGACCAGACTGGACAATCTCATACTGGATCTGTTTACAAAGGTGGACCATCAGGTAGACGAGAACATTCAGCAGATCAACTCCGTCACAGCGGCAGTAGCCAATCCTGGACTGGATTCGGCATCACTTGACATCAAGGTGGCAAACGTAAACGAGCTGGGAAACACATACGCAGGGTTCATATCAAGAATGGCAGGTCTGGCAAACGCTGATTGGTACATAGATTCGGACAAGAAACTTATTGTCAGAGATGCCTTCACGTATGACTCAGGATTTCTTTTCACTAACAATCTGACAGGACTTGATGCAACAGGCTGGAGTCCGACAAAGATAGGATATTTGAAGAATCAGGTATTTGGATGGACAGACTCCACCTTTGACTCACTGTACTCATGGGTTCATGGATTCGGTCACTTTGCTCCGTCAGTTGACGTATCATATACAACCGCTCCGGATGCGGCAGACAACTTGAATGACAACTCAGTTTCAATACCGATAACTCCGACAAGAGACAACATATTCAAGATTGCATTGCGAATGACAAGGACCGGAACTCCAGCGTCAGCACACGAAATTCAAATAGTGGGAGACGATTCAGGAAGTCCGGATGCTACTGACATACGAAGGGTAATCAGAATACCCAAAGAGACTCTACAGGCATTGGGAACAAGCACTCCTGCCGCATGGGCAGAATATCCAGTAACTCCCAAGCTGGAAGTCACTCCAAACGAACAGCTATACATTGTATTCCCTGCATACGGATCGGCATCAAACACAGTCAACATCAACTACAAATCAGGAACAGGAAGTTATTTTGCAGGAAGTTCATCAGTAACAGGATCACCAGCATACAGGGTGTATTCAGCTAAACGACTTATGACATCACTTGAGAATACCGTAGTGTCACAGAAACTACCAGAACCCAGAGAGAAACTGCTCCCGATCAGAGGAGATCTGGAAGAGCAGACGGTAAGACAGGCCATGATTCAGGCAGGATTCATCTTGGGAAAACAAAGAAGGGTATATCAGGATGTCACCATTACCCCAACCACTGACAGAATACCGTTGGCATCATATTGCAGACTTCAAGACTCCAAATCAGGGTTGGACATTAAGGCTATTATTGACTCATACGAGATAGAAATGCACAGCAACAACAACAGGCTGGGTGCTGACTCTATAAAACTTTCCTTAGATGAGCTGTACAGTATCTAGGTATGTCCAGCAACATCAACGACTATGTTAGGCCAACTGACAAGTCCTCACGCAGGGACATCAACAAGATACTATCCTTAATACATGATTTAGTTGCACAGGAGCCTGAATCGGAGGGATTGCAGCAAAGGATATGCTTTACACCTCACGTCAAGCTCAGGACCAGCACTGTTACTTTCGGATCCACCGACGTGTCAAACACCGACGACAGGGATGTCGAAAACTTTGTATTCAGAAAGAAGATACCTCCAGAGGTAATCGTATATGATTTGGTTCACACGACAACAGGAACTCTGACATTCTCAGTAGATTCTACCAAGCTCGGAGCAGGAGCAACCTTTGACGGATCTTCATATGTAACCATTACAGATCATCCAGAGTTAGCACCTACAGCAATATCATTTGGAGGATGGTTCTATCTGCCTGCAACCGCCTCGTCCGATACTGCATCTCAGACCTTAATCTCAAAGGGAGTTTACGAGTTGTCCATAGATCCTCATGCGACAGCGGCAAATCAACTAAGGGCAAAGGTAAATGTATTTGGATCTGAAGACATTGTGACAGAAGCAGGAACTATATTGCAGACAGAGGATTCCGTTACGTTGGAGGGAGACACAATATCGGATAAGGAGATAACTAACTCGTTTAACGCAAACGCCTGGAATCACATATGGGTAACGTTTGGAAGTGCAGGTCTTAAACTATATCTGAATAGCTCACTTGTTGCATCAGATGCAGCGGCAACAGGTGATTTGCAGACAAACACAGACAATCTAGTCATAGGTTAATTACTTCTATTTATGATATTATTTAATCTAAATACATGGTAAAGATTACCGCATTAACTGACGAACCTACCCCAGTGGCAGCAGATCTGGTAGCGATAGTAGACAACGTGGCAGTTACCCCAGTTACAAAGAAGGCAACTTTAAATAACGTACTGGCAGTTTATGATTCTCAGACGGCAACTTTAACTAACAAGACCTTGACCGGATGTACTGGCTTGGTGGCAACCACCGGACTTACGGCAACGGGTACCAAGGACGCAACCACGTTCCTTAGGGGAGACGACACTTGGGCTGTCGTGGATGCATCACCGCTTACAACAAAGGGTGACGTCTATACTTATTCAACAGGAAACGCAAGACTTGGAGTAGGTGCAAACGGTCTTGTACTCACCGCAGATAGTACAACTGCAACTGGACTTTCATGGGCATCCGGTGGCGGTGGAGCATCAGCAGTTCATGCCTTCTCAAATACTACAACTACGACCTATACGGGTACCGCATCATCATTTGGAACGGTAGGAGTGGGAGACAGGGACATTTACATTAAAAAGATAGACGCCAACAACGAGGGCGTATTTACAAAGATCTGGAAGAACGGAGCAGCGGTTGAGGTTCAAATTGCATAGGTGGATTGATTGACTGATGGCTATTACTTATCAAGCAGGTAGAAGGATTCAGGCAACAAGTACGGATTTCGGAACCGCAGGAGCAGGCATACCGGCAGTAGCAGGTGGCTGGAAGGAACTGGGTAGAACTACTTTGGGTTCATCAGGAGATTCCATAGATGTATCAAGTCTTGCAGACAAGAGATACTTGATGTTTTTATTAGACAGTAGAAGTAATGGAACGGCTATATCTACTACATGGAAAGCTAATGGTTCAACAGGTAATGAGTATTCTTTTAGAAGAAACCATGATGGCACAGAAACAGATGCAAACACACAACCATCAGCAGCTACCTCATGGACAAGCATAGTTACAAATGCTTTTGGTGTTGGTTATGCAGCTAATAAATCTGGAAAAGAAAAATTATTTTTAGAACATGAAGTTTATCAAAATACAGCAGGAGCAGGAACATCTACTACTAGAACAGAGAACGCTTTCAAATGGACAGGAACAGATGTTATAGATCAGTTGACAATGCACAATTCATCATCAGGAGATATAGTATCAGGTTCAGAATTGGTCGTACTAGGATGGGATCCAGCAGATACTCATTCCACGAACTTCTGGGAGGAACTGGCTAGCGTGGAATACAGTGGCGGTACTGCATTAACAAGTGGTACGATAACTGCCAAGAAATATCTGTGCGTACAGGCATATCTAAAGATAGCATCAGGTACAGTAGATTCCAACCTTTGGAGATTTAA